TTCTTACGGCAATTCCATATAATTATTCTTTTCTAAAAACCTCTTCCGTTGCTCTTCACTAAAATAGTCTATGTTTAATCGTTCGCAGATCTCTCTTACTACTTCTAAAAATAGAAACGTAGTTGGATGAAAGACCGTCAACATTAAGGTCTGGGATCTATATTTATTAAAAATCTGAGATACTTTGATATCTACTTCTTTCTCTAGTTCTCTTTTTTCTAATTCTATGATAGATGTATCATACTTTGCATACTCTAAATAAATAGACGGTAGTTTAATAAATTGCGCTTTGGGAGCTAATTCGTGCAAGGTAATTGAATTTGAGAAGGGGGATTTCTCTTTTGCAATTTCTTGATACAGAATGATCTGACTTTGTTTAATTTGTTCAATGGATGTATCAAAGTCCAGTATCTTATTTTTACATTTCTCACTGTACTTCACGACATGAGGACGAAATTCATCTCCATACAAACACCATGAAATAGTGTGGGTAGGCAATAACTGTTGAAAATAGAAACATAGGCTTAGCATTTGACAATTTCCAATGAAGGTGATGTTCATTTAGAAAGGGGGGAGAGGATGGGAATCGGATTACACCGTAAACATATGTAAAAATTCATACTGTAACGTATAGTTTGAATTTTTAAAAGTTATTAATTTTATAGTATAAACATATTTACTCAAGGGGGCGCCTTTGCAAATCAGGGAGAATGGTGGTTTGCATCCAAGGACTGACGACGATCTGAGGGTTGGGGGGATCCGAGCGAAGGTCATGGTTTGCATTGCGGAGGGACTGTCCCACGGTGTTGACACCAATCAACGCACCTGCACTGAGGAAGTTCTTGCCACTGATATCACCAGATCCCATGGGATTGACGGCCGCCCACTTGGAGTTAGGATCACGGGGGAGAAGTTCCTGAGCCTTCAGCTGATTGGTAGGGTAGCAATCGCTGGGAGGTTGACCACCAGGGAAGGGCATGGGGGAGGGACTGAGATTCATGAAGCCTTCTGCAGTAGGGACACTGGAAGGAGAGGCAGAACCACCGGAAGGAACTGCAGGAGCAGAGGGAACGGAGGGTAGCATCGAGTTTCCTACCATCGCTCCACTGGTGGAAGGAAGACCACTGGTGGTATTGCCGCCAATGACCTGGGCCGCCTGTTGAACCGCAGCGGCTAGGCCATCGCCTGTACCCATGGAGGCCTGGCCATTGGTAGGGTTGGCACCAGGCGTCATCTTCTCCTCCTCCTCCTCCTGAGACTCAAACCCTTCTACCCCCAACATGCGCTTTACAACTGGAAAGGCACCTCCCAGTGTAGGATCTACAAGATATAAAACACCAACGGCAATGACAACGACGAGGAGACCCAGGACGAGTGTTTGTGTTTCAGCCATCTTTACTACCTGTCGAGGGGTTATTTTTTAGTCGGAATCATCGGAGAAGGAATCCCCATATTTTTTGAAAAAGGCCTCCTCGGCAGCTTCGGCGGCCTCCGTAGCACTTCGGGCTAGTTTCCACAACTGACGGACCTCAGCAGAGGCCTCCTTACGAACCTCTTCTAAATTGCGCAATCGAACCATCCCCTCCGCCTCTCCTGCAATCTCCTCGACCTCCTCCAACTCCGGATGGAAGAGGTCCAATTCAATGACATCGGACAGAGGGGAAGGGGTCCATTCGGGAACAATCTGAGACCGGGATATCCAAACAGCCTGTAAACTAACAGAATAAGCTCCTGGAGGGGGAGGAGCTGTCCATCGAAAGGGGGTCTCCGGAAGAGTCCAGGAGGAGACCAAGGATCCTAGTTGAGACAGAGTCGGAGGTGTTGCAAATAATCCTTTGGATCGAAGTAAACTACTTAACAGTGTAGTCCGGGCGCCCTGAAGTGCTGCTGTATTCGTAGGAAAGGCTCCTTCAATTACATACGGTTCTATAAGAGAAACGCGAAACCATACTATATCTTTCTCTAAGTGTCGAACTGGGCGATCAAATTCCATTCTAGTTCGTCTTTCGGCGAAATGCGGTGAAAAACTCCGCAGGACTTATATAATGAGTACATCACGAGATCGATATGCAGAAGCGACCGGTGATATGGCTGATCATATTGGTGAAAAATTCTTTCAATTTATTCGAACTCCTAAAATAAAAGAAAAAATACAAAGTGTATTGGATCCTATTGTAAGTAGTATCATACAGCGTGTATTTCCATATATTCTTCTATCAGCAATTCTTTTTCTAATTCTATTTATTTTGAGCATTGCAACCTTTTGGCGTGTTATGTATTCAGCTCATATTGTACCGCCAAGTATCAAATTAAGCCCTCCCCCACTAGTGGGGGAGGGCTTAATTTGATACCACGGTTCCGTAAGAATTAAATTATGCCCCCATCCAAGGATGGGGGCGTAATTTAATTCTTTACGGTATCCAATGTTGTTTCCGCAATTGGAGTTTGAAGAAATTCCACAGATAGATCTGGAAAGTATTTACGTTGAAAGGTTCGAAATGCATCTGGTTCAATAAGAGGAGGAGATCTCCATCGTGCTAGTTCTTTTTCACGTAAGAACGTTTCAATTGTATCCGTGGATCCTTCTAACAGTTCTTTTGCACGATGAAGGGAAGGAAGATCCGTGTCCTTTTGTCCAAGTCCCAGCCAAGCTTCTTGTAGGGATCCTGATCGTTGAATTGCATGATAGGCTGTACGAGAAGATATGTATCGTACACCTTTTGTATAATCAGTTCCCATTAATACACATAGATTTACAAATTGAGAGACGGTAAGATGTATATCCAATAAAATTTTAGAAAACGTATAGTCTACCCATTTTTCTTCAATTGGCATAAGTAAATGTTCTACACCTCGTGGAATCATATCCATATCCGTACTTACTACTGCTGAAATTATGTTTGTTTTTGATAAATAAGCTAAAAGAGGATCGGCTTCTCCAGATGCATTTATAAATAGAACTCCCATTGTATAAAGAAAATTCTTAATCAGATCTCTTTCTGCATAGGAAATAGTTGGACTTGATCGTTGCAATCGTTTCATTTCATGTTCTACAAGTTCTTTATCAGGTCCATCTACTAATTCTTCTGTAAGAATTTGAAGCTGATTGGATACACTGGTTCGTTCTTCTGCTCGTTCTTTTACAACCTCCTTCTTTTCAGAAGGAGGTTTGCCATCAAAGAAGAAGATGGGTTCTATTTGTTTTGATCGAAAGAACTCGACCATCTTTGCAATTGCTGTGACTATGCATTGATCTTGTTTTTTTGCATTGTAAAGAAACGGTAATGTATCAATTCCCACTCTTGTTTTTTGAAAACATGTCCAATCAGGAACTATGGGAGGCGATTGAATCTGCAACCACTGTTTTAAACCTCTTACACCCATTGTATTGTAATAATATTATTATACAATGTGTTTATATACTTATCAATTTTAGTCAAAATTATAATTCACTTTTCCTGTAATATCACTATGTGTGATTCGTTGATACCCTAATTTATCTGCAAATACATAAAATCCTGGTTCTGATTGCAGTTTGGCCCAATACCGATCGCAGCAATAGGTAGAAGTCGATCCGCCTTTTTGCATTTCCGTTATACCTGTAGCAAAACACTCTTGGATCTTTTTTGCTGTTTTAGAATTAAGCAGATAAGCAGAACTGGTGGTGCAGGGTTGAAAGGATTGTGCGACTAGATCGTCCTTTGGTTCAATGCGTCCATATTTTGAATAGGCTAAAAAACAAATTTGATAGTCATAATTTCTTTCAAAAAAAGTTTGTAATTGCATTTGACATTTTTTCAAATTAGAATGAAATAAAAAATCATCTTCTAAAATTAAACAATGTTTAAAATTGGAATTTAGAAAATGGGTAACGGCTGCTAAATGATTTTGAGTGGCTCCTACATAGGGTCCCTCAGGACCCTTTTTTGCTTTGTAATGATACATTTTATGGAGGGGAGCTTGAGCTCGACAGAGCTCCACGAGGATATGCATATATCGATCCTTTCGTTCCTCTAAATTTAAAATATAAATCTGTTCTACCGATTCCCAACAAGGATGATACTCAATCTGATCATGTTTTACTTGGTTAAAATACAAAGGATGTCTATAACAAATTGTAGAGTAAGGAAGACAATCAACCGTATGGGGATATTCTCCATAACAAATAACAAATTCATCTTCCTTGGGAATTCGAGAAGGATCAAAGGTTGCAATCACACGTTTCTTTAATTTTTCAATCAAAAAAGAGGAATTACGGATAATGTGTTCATCCACGATACGATGGCGGTACTTGGATAACCAAACTTGGGCTTGTTCAAATTGACTTGTATAATAATTTGCCATATAAAATGTTTCTATGAGAGGATATTGATTTGTAAAAGGAAATGTTTTTGAAATGTTTGCAATAAGCATAAATTGATTTTGCGATCGTAACCATTGAATATGATCCATTGTAATATATTGTTTATAGGCAAATCCAGGATGAGGAATATACACATTTCCAATAAAATCAAAATCATCTACTGGATCGACTGGAATCAAGGTAGGATATTCATGCTGATACGCCACTACATTGGTATGCAGTAGCATATCATGTTTAATGAGAGGATACATCACTTCTTGTAAAAACTTTTCATCGGTTCCGTAGGGAGGAAGGGACGACTGAGTTTGTTTCCAGGACTCCCACATGGAGTGTAGATTCCAGTCGGATGGAACACGAATTCCAAAAATACCTCCCATAATTCGATTCTTATGATAATAGTGATCTCGTACAACATGAGCCATTTTAGTAGAGGCTAAAAAAGCCTTGATACAGGCTGCATCACGTGATGTAACACGACTGTCCGCATCTCTTACAAAATAAGTTGTGTTAGGTTTCCAAGTAAGAATTCGTGACATCATTGGAATCTCTGTAGTGATAGGTTGCAGAGTTACATTTGGAAAGGATCGATACTGAGTGACGTAGGATTCGGGTACATCCGCTGCATAATGAATCATTGTTTGAAAGGAAGGAAATTCATGTTGAATATTTTTTAGATTTTCGACCAATCCTTGGGTATATTTTGGTTGTGTACCATAGATACAAAAACAAAATGTATTCATTTTACTAAAGATGGATAGATGGATTTGTCATTCGCAACCGCATATCATGGGGGACTTCATGCTTTGCACGGTAGCGTAAGTTATTTAATTCTTTTCCAGCTAATTCACATATTTCTAATTGATTCACTTCTGATCCTAAGAGAAGTAACAGATTAATATGAGGGGCTAAGGCTGCTTTTAATACATAATAGGCAAATACATTGGTTGTTTCTTTCCAAACTCCTTTGTGTCTAGCTAACACTTGCACTGCTTGTTGATCTTGCCATGTTCGTTGTTGTTTCCAAGTTTTGCCGGTTGTATCGGATGGAGAAGAATGCCACAGACACCAGAGCCATTCGGCAAAGAGTTCAGTCCAGGCTTCAAAGAGGGTTGGCATAAGTTTTGAAGAAGGGTGTAATTTCCAACAGGGTTGAATTGGAAATTCTGGCCAATCCCATCCCAAAGCATGGATGCATTCGTGAAGAAGAACACGATCCCATTCTTCAGAACGATAGACATAGACTTTTGAAATTCCAGGGACGGCAAATCCACCATTTACATTGTTTGCATTCAATGGTTCCTTGGCGTTGGCTGTGCGAGGATCCTCTCTCCAAAATAAATACACCTGAAATCCTGCGGGAGCCCCTAACCAGGTAAGAAGACGAATCGCTTCTTGCGGTATCGCCGTCGGCGACTTGCCCCAAATTAAAATAGTATACGAATTTCCATCATAGGCCTGGGAGGAAAGACTTGTAAGAGCGGTAGAAATGGCTCCGCCATCCCAATCATTTTTACTTGCCGCTGTGGCTTCGACCAGTTCGCTTGGATGCAACGGCCGCGGCCGCAGGGACGGCAAGGGCGGCCGTCGAATTTGATGCCATAGACTCCACATGCCTTACTAGGGTAGTTGATTTTGAAGTTTGAAGCGCTTCTACTAATTCTAAAAAAGCAGCTTCTAAGGCTAAGGGAGTTCGATAGGATGTATGAGGTTCGGATCCTGCCAAGACTTGCATTCCTTTCCAAAATTGATCGGGCTCTAATAAATCTGCTTTTCGACTAAGAGCTGCTGCAAGAGAATCAATAATTTCAGGACCATTTTGACAAAAAGCCAATACATCATAAATTCGTGCACGAATCCATAAAATAGTAGCAATGGATCCTTCCTTTTTTGAATTTGCACCTTTTATCATAGCTTCCACTAACTCATCATAATAATCGCAAATTCGTCGTGGAAAGCTAGTCGATCCAAATTCTTTCATTGCGGCAGCTCGTTCAAATCGTCCTTCTAACTTATCATAGGCTTCCATCGTATGAAAGAAAGAATCTACCCTTGAACACCAAGTAGAAAAGGACATTCTTGGAATCCGCCTTCGTACAAAGGCATCCTCCAATATAGATAAAGAACCACTTAGTTCTCGTGCAGTAATCCATATCATTCCTGTTCCATTGGCAGGAAGTACATATTGTTGCAGAATCGCTCGTACACGAATAGCGGCCGGTAATGAAAGAGCATGAGCTCTTCTTAAAATAACCAACTTTCGTCCACCCAATTTCATACTATTTAATACATCTCCTGCATTAAAAAATGTAGTTAATAGTTCTCCCATAATTTGTTTATCCTGCATACTTAGATTGGGAATATCAATTTCAAAATGATGTGCACTTGCTGCAACGGTAACCGTATAATCATCTGCAACAGTAAAGGTACGCGTTTCCAAAACAAGAGGTGTTTTATAGGCTTCTTCAATCCAAGAACGAGCTAACCGTATTTTTCCACTTCCTGCGGGACCTACTAATAACCAAGGGACAGCTAAGGTTGCCATTTGAATAAAATATAGAAGGAAAGTTTAAGCATTAATTACTAAATAAAACAGATGTAACTCCTAGATTGTATAAAGTAATAGGAAGTGCAACTAAAAATGTAAATATCATTGATACATGAAAGATATTTCCTTGAAGAACTGTATTAAATGTATATAAAAAGAGAAATAAGGTTACGGCAAAGAGTAAATTTACTCCCATAATTCCCCATAAAAGAGAACGATTTTCAACCGTTGGTTCATTGGGAATAACAGACCATCCAAGGATCAGACCAAGTCCAATTAGAAATCCTATAAAAATACCAGATATTTGATTTGGTATTTTAATATACTCCATTCTATTTTGTGATAGATATTAAAAATTATATGTAAAATCATTTAATGCAAATGAATTAATCATACCAGATGTAAGAAAAAAGAAGGGGATGACAAGAAGATTTGTTAGAAGAAGAATAACAAGTCTATTTTCTGAATTTTGAAACATATATAATAGAAGTAAATAGAGGATAGGAATCGCGCCGCTAGAAATAGCTGCGGCTAAGAAGGAAGGATCACGTGCATTAATACCGGAAGCCCCTTCCTTACGAGCAATTACTTTCCAAGGATTAAAAAACAGTGTCCAGAGAGAAAGAATCATCAATAAAACATCAAAGAGTAAAATGAAAAGAGGGGCGTAGGTAGGAAAGGCTGTAAAAAAATACAACATCATTACATACATCAGTAATGAAGCTCCGATTGAATACGTAAGTAAAAGAGTGGATGTGGTTCCATAGAGAGGATTTATAGCAGGAGTTTTGGATCTTGCTAAAAGAAGGGGGATACTCCCTAATACGGTTGTAAAGACAACCCCTAATCCATATGCTGCACTTGATAAGGACATTCTAACTATAATAGAGAGAATTTGCTTTGCAAAATATATATTGTACATTTAGTAGAGAGAATTTAGAATCATGATAATAGAATGTATATTTTTACATTATTTATATTATCGATTTAAAAAGGAGGTAACCGAATTTGCAACATTTGCTGAATAAGCCTTCATATCATAGGGTACAACAATGATAATAAATATAAATGTTAATACTAATGTAATTAGTATAATTGGTATAAATAGATTGTTGAAATAGGTATATTTGAATCCAGTATCACTCATTCTAATCTTAACAAGAATATTTTATGCAGCAAAATGGTAAAGATTAGAATTCTAAACTAGTATAGAAAATAGAGTATAAAATTAGAGAAATATGCAATGCGCACCAAAACTTGGTAAAAAATCTGGAGAATCCTGTTTACCAGACTCTGTTCTAAAACGAATTAAACAAGCGTATCGGAAAACACGAAAACAATCTCGTGGAGGGGGTAAAACGAATGAATATGAATTTGTGAAGGAAGCTCCCATTGATCCATCGGAAAAAAAGGAATTGTTAGAATCGTTTCGGCCGGGTCGCCCTGCTGCTTGGAAGAAAAATCCTCGCGAATGGCTAGACTCTTACAATATTGAAGATGTACTGAATCAATATGAAGAAGCCCATCCCGAATTTGAATTTATAGGTCCTGTTCCCATTGATTTTGCAAAAGAACTCAATGGAAAATGTATAGTAGATGAACTATGCAAGTTAAACCTAGCCGAAGCCTATGCAAAGGGAACACGAAAGATTGGAATTGTATTTAATTTAGATGAACATGATAAGCCCGGATCCCATTGGATGTGTGCTTATATTGATGTTCCGGGAGGAGGAAAGGAAGGATCCATGTACTATTTTGATTCCTATGGAATGCGTCCTCCTACGCGTATAGCAGACTTCATGAAAGAATGTGGATATCAAGGGTGTACAACCTTATTATACAATGATATACAGTTTCAACGAAAAGAATCTGAATGTGGAATGTATTGTCTTTATTGCATTTTATGTCTCTTAAAAGGAAAAACATTTGCAGAAGTTTGTGAGAATGCAATTGATGATGATACAATGATCAAGTTTCGAAATATGTTATTTGTAAGTTCAAATTCAAAGGAAGTGATTCAGAAAGTGTGTGTGTAAGACAAATCCCAACCCGGTCAGATTTTCGGTATAACTTGCCATCTTTTTAAAAGAGAAGAAATAGAATGAGCAATTCCGGTTCGGACTTTCTAAGCAACGGTAATTATGGCCGTGTGGTTGGATTTCTTCGACAGTACTATGCTCGTCAAACCGGTGTCACTGCCATTAATGAAAAAACCGATACACGATTGCAGAAAACAGTGCAGCACTATATGAATGAAGTTGCCAGAGCGCAGGGGACTTCCAAACCTCTAACAGGATTAAATCAAGAAGTTGTACGTGAAGCAACTACTAGTATGGATGCATGGTTGAAGAAGAGTGAAGTTGTTCCCACTGGAATATCTCAGAAAAAAGCAATTGGCAAAACCTCTCAGGAAGCTGTTATAGCTGCTTCTGCTGCTGCTACAGGTGTAGACCAAACCGATATTCATCGTATTTTTGATACAATGGAAAACCGGTTTACCGCAATGGCCGCTGAACGAGCTCCTCCCACAGGCTTTCGTCTTCCCCAGGATACGCTTGATATTGCGGAAGATCCTGTAACTCTTATGCAAAAGATTCAGAAACAACGGGAAGAGGAAGCCGCCGCTCTTGGCATTACAACACCCGTCATAACAATTCCTCCTAAATTGGTGATTCGTGAAGAAGCCCCTCCTGCTGCGGTGGATCCCATTGTTCCGCCGCAACCCACTCCTCCTCCTCCCTCCCTCGGTCTTCGTCAGCAAGATTATGTCATTCCTCAGGAACCTGTTGTAAAATACATTGAAAAGGAAACTAATATTTTTCTAAGTTCCTTGGATCGTGATTGGAGTCGTGACAATGGTGAAAATCGGTATAACTTTTCTATCCGATTTAATCCAGGCAATACCCGTCTTGGGTACGGTCTTAGCCCCGCTGTTCACCAACGGTTTCGAAACATTGTTCGCATTGAATTTGTCAAAGCCATTCTTCCTACCGAAGGCCTGGATGCCGTTGTACGCAATACCGGTACATCCGGCTCCCCTACCTATGATACATCTCGTATCTACAACGTCTTTTCCTTTCCCTATGTTGCAGTTCGCATTGCTGAGCTGAATACCAATGGCTTCAGTACGAACCCTGATCAGGATAATAACACGTTTGCTATGATTCATTATGATGCAACCTGGGTAGCAGATAATAATAGTACTAATACCAATCGATCGGGGTATACGGGTATGATTCCGAAGTTTTTGAAGTGTCAACGAGTCTATGAACCCACGCCACTGGGCTCTCTTCAGAAACTATCCATTCGCCTTGAACGTCCTTCTCTGGATCTCCTTTCCCCCTCCAACGATGCCCTAGATCTTTCCGGTGTCTTTCTAAGTGCCAATGTTCCAGCAGGTATTACCAATAACAGCATCTACAATATTTCTGGAAATGGGTATATCTTTCTTCAGACGAGTAGCTATTTTCTTCAGAGCTCCTTTGGAGAGGACGATCGTATCTATATTCAAAATGTGGTTGCGACCGGTGCAACGACAGCCGCTGCCAATGATTTTACAGCCTATATCAATCAATCTGCAGGACATTTAGTAGTGGGGATTGCATCTTTATCGAGTGCAGGAACTATTACGGACGGCCCGAATGCACAAGGCTATGCCAATTATGTAATTGTTCGATCAAGATTTCTCGATCCTACCACTGGTTCTGTAGCACGAGATCCCTTTGGAGGAGCAGGAAATGATACAGCTTTAGGGGATGCATTGAAGGTGGCAGTGCAACCAACTGCCCGAATCATTAATGCAAACCGTCAGGTGCATATGGTGTTCCGAATTATTACGCGGGAAATGGATTCGGCCTCTAACATTCGTCCCGATAATGTCATGTAAAGGTAGGGAATGTTTTTAGTAATCGTATTGGCTATTGTAGCCGTTACGTTAGCTATTTTACTACCAATGATACAAGATCGATACACCCGTAGTAAATGGTCCGAATCAACTATTGCTACAGAAAGTTTTGATGCGACAACTCAAGACATATCATCCCGTTATAATTCATTAGGAGCAACTCAAACAGTAAACAGTTTAAATCGTGTAATTCCTGTAACAGATCCAACGGGAGCAATTACAAATGCTCAACTTCAAGCGGCGATGGGAACTCCTACTCCTTCTCCTGGAGGGGGTGGGATTACAGGAACTAAAGTTGGTCTAGTCCCTACTACGGCAGCTGTTCCACCACGAAATGCTATTGCAGCACAAGCTTCTTTTTGTGAAAAACAAAGTGGGATTGGAAGTTGTGCTATGCTGGAGGATCCATCCTTTGCAAATGTTTGCGGTGTTTGTATTAAGAATGGTACAAAATCACTGGATACAATTCCCGGTCAATGGGTGGGAGGATTATACATAAATGATGGAGATCGATCCATCGCTACTACAATGAAAGCTGCTCCTCAACCAACGGCAGGAGGCTGCCCCCCTGGGTACTTCTTTTTGGATCGTGCCTCCTGTGAAAAAGGAGTCAACCGACTGCAATGTGAGAATGCAGGTCTAGCCGGTGGTTGGAGTGGACCCTCTGGCCCGATTGTGGATGAAAAATGTGCCCAAGTGAGTCCTGGCGGACCCTTTCTTTACGACAGTAAAAAACGTTCGTTTTTTGTTAGTCTACGACTAGTCTCTCCTAGTGGAACGGGTCGCACAATTGTACGCTTATTTCGTGTTAATTCAAATGAATCACGTGGAAAAGAGATTGGATCCGCACAAACAAATTTAGCACAAATTCGAAATGAACTAATTGTAGGTACCACGGAACCAGTTATAGAAGGAGATTCATTGGAACTAGAGGTAATCCAAGAATTTGCAACTCATACCAAAGGTCAACCCGAAGTATACGCCGTCAGTAATGGTGGATATAATTTAACTCAAAATACTGCATCAAATATGTGCAAATCGTTGGGAGCACGATTAGCCACTACTGCCGAACTAGAAAGTGCTCATGTAGCGGGTGCTGATTGGTGTTTTTCAGCTCACGTCAGTAACGGAACTCCTCGGTTTCCAATCCAAGTTCCACGAGAGGGATGTGGTGGAAGACAGGTAAATATATGGAGTCCAGAGGATAAACGTGCAGGTGCCACTTGCTACGGAATTAAACCATTAATTAATGATGATTACAGTGCCACCAATACAACCGTGTTTCCCTTTACAGACCAACCCTCGAAACGAGAGTCTAAGTTTGGACGCATTCAACGCGGAGTTCGCGGTATCTTAGCCCAGTGGGAAAACACGTATGATCCTGCAAATGCTCATAAAACCGCCATTCCCTTTGAAAAGACTGTTACCTCTGATACAAAACGATTAGGAAGTTTTTCGAATAGTGGATTAATTACATCTCCTCGTGCTACAAACTTTCCTAAATTTTTATCCAATCAATATTGGATTTGGTCAGGAACAAGTCAAACGGCTATCTTTCGATGCAAAGTACCAGCTACCTTTCTACCTCCTACCTATACAGAAGATGTATTATCAGCTTCTGGAAAACCATTACTATCACTGCGAAGCTCTTTAACCGCTGGAAAAATATCTCCTTGTACCACTCCTCCCTATTCGGCGGCCTGTTTGATTAGTTTGTTTACAGCAGCAGGAGGAGATGGATCCAAAGGGACCCTTTCTCCCACGATTGGAGGAGCCGCTGCCATGCAAGAATTACAGAAAGGATCCGAAGATGCTATAATAAATTATCTAAGTGAATTATATAGTATTGCAACAACTGGATTACTTCCTGGTGGAGCTCTTGCTACACGTGCTGTAGTAAATCAAGCAGCCATGAAACTGTTTGGTTTTGAGATAGCATCACCTTGTGAAGAGATTGTTGCAGGGCCTGATGGATCGGTTGGATTAGTTCCCAAAGAAGCTCCTATTTCCCCTGAATGCATGGACTTTTTATATCGTAATGCAGGAAAAGAAGGGTTTGCAGGAAGTGTGAAATCAACCATTCCTTCTACCTATGTTTCCATTGGAGATCGGTATAGTGGCATTCGTAAAGGGGAATATGGTGTTACAAAACAACAGCTAACGGCAACACCGTTTCAAACCTGCACCCCCAGAGGAACCATTGCGCCTATGAAGTGGGGAATAGTCGATTCAAAGGCCGTTCAGAAGATTACTTCTTCTACGGATGGATCGATTGAAGGAGTACAAGGATTTTTTAATCGTATTTTTCAACTGGCCAACAATGATGGATCCCAGGATACATTCGCGGCTTGTTTTGGAATAACACCCTCTCCTGCGCCTAAAAATATTATGTTTCAATCTAAAAACTTTAAAAGTCGGTATATTACTGCACAAGGAATAAATCAGCAAATTCGATTAGAAGATGGAATTTCAGCCATTTCAATTCGTCCAGGCATTGTAAAGGGAACGGTTCGGTTTGGACCTTTTGAACAACCCAATCAAGTCTTTCGTCATTCTGGATTTGTACTTTATACAAATACGATAGATGACTCCGATATTCAAAAACAAGATTCCTCTTTTTATATGGTGAAAGGATTAGCGGATCCTGCTGGAGTTAGTTTTAAATCCTACAACTATCCAGATCGATATTTACGTCATCGTGGATTTGCATTTTATTTAGAACCCAATACGGGTGGTATATTTGCAGATGATGCTACCTTTTATAGAAGAAATGTTCCTTCTAATTATTCATCGAGAGAGTGGATTGCGACTGCTGTTGCAGGAAATTGGTTCCAGGATCCTCAAAGTGGAGCGAGGCTCAATACAATTGCTATTACTGATAATTCATATATTGTTGGTACCAATGTGCAGCAAGGAATCTTTCAAAAGGCATCTCCTACAAGCTCATATTCTCAAATGCCTGGTGCCCTTGTCCAAGTGGATGCCAAGAGTTCTAGTTTAATTGTAGGTGTGAATGCAGGTGGACAAGTATACCAGTGGATCGGCAACAATTGGACCCGTATTGGAGTAAATGCTAAATGGGTCTCCATCGGATCCGACGGAACGATTGTCTGTGTCAATAAAGATACTGGAACGTTATGGCGATATTTAGGACGTGTTGATGCATGGGAAAACATTCCAGGAAATCAGATTGCACAATTGAGTGTTGGAAATCGTAACACTATGTGGTGCGTCAGTATGACAGACCAAATATTTAAATGGAATGGCAGCAATTGGACAAATATACCAGGCGCTCTAACACGGGTGGCTGTCAGTAGCTCAGGCAAGGTCGCAGGAGTCAATCGTCAAGGAAATATATATGTGTATTCAGATAGTATCCGTAATTGGAGACTGGTTCCTGGAAGGCTCAGTAATATTAGCATTAGTGAAACATATATGGCGGGTACAAATTCTGCTTCCATGATTTATTATTTAAAATGGTAGATTTTTATATAACCCTTTTAATAGGGAACTATGAAGTATTGGATTGGATGTCTTTGCATTGGGTTACTTTTATTGATACTGCTGACCTCTTCTCCTATTGTAGAACGCTTTTCTGCTTCTACCCAAGCCGCCTTTGTAGCAGCGGAACGAGCAATCCCTCCTATGAATAGTGTATACGTGAATCCCGGATTGGCAACTGCTGCAGTGAATCAAGCAATGAATACAAGTGATGGATCTGTCGTTGATTATACAAAAAAGTTTCAAGAGGATCCGATGATCAAATTTCGTTCAAAAGATGAACAGACGTGTCGACTGGCCCGGCATCCTCGCCAATTAAATCGTGCTGCCACTGCCAAAACAGGATGTGGTTGGTGGTTTGTTCCTGATGGACTTAGTATAGGAACACTTGGAACCATCGAAGGTCCCTCGGATCGTCAGGTTCCTGCCAAACGTCCAACTGGAACGTGGTACTGGAATTTAGAGGAGGCTGCCCGTATGGAAGATATTAAACTTTGTAAACGAATTACATTATGTGAAGCTGTAACATCTGATTGTGGATGGTGTGATTCTCAAGGATATGCGGTTCCTGTCAATTCTGATGGAAGTGTTAAATATCCTACCGATGATAATGGTTCTTGTAGTACACGGCCGTTTACAGGAGGAACCTGTCCTGCTCCAGTAGCACCTCCCTCTGAACCCATTATGGATACCAATGGAAATGTGGTAGGAGAACGTACCCCTCCTGCTTCTGTTAGCATTTGTGCACCTCGCAATGGAAAACTGACCCGTGAATGTTTACTGGCCTTGGCATCGGCTCGTGGCTGCACCCCGACGGGCTCTCTTTATCAAATGATCGCTCGTGGCTCTTCTCCTACCGAATCCGATCGTGTCGCCATGGATATTCTTTCCAAATCCAATGTGGTGACTCTCACCCCCGATTTGTATGGAAATGGGACTCTTTCGGTAGGTACTGCTTTATCTGCCTATACAATCTTAAGCAATGCAATGGTAAGTGGTAAATCGAAACAGATTCGACAGGCAGCTCGATATTTAGCGATTGGAGGGGAAGAGATTAATCTCTGTGATGTGGGGGAGGATGCGTTGGGACCCTTTTCTCCCGAATGTTTGGGTCGTGCCTTTCGTGAAGCCGGTTGCCAAGCGTCTGGTGCCAAATATCCTCGCAATAATTCTGCCGTGGTGGGACTTCCTTGGGGCAGAGTTAAAAACTCTTACCGAACCTTGGCAGGATCCATGTATTCTACGGATGCGTTTGCCCAAGCGGATGCAGTAAAAGATTGTATTGGCACTTCCCTAAATATTTTTACAAAAGTATAAATAGAATGTCAGGTATGTCATCTTACAATATGTCACATGTTCGGACAGATAAGGAACGTGTAAAGTTATTTCACGAGATGATAAAAAGGATACATAAAACAATTCAAATGGCAAATAAGACAGATTACCTTGTCTTACATATCGTAAAACATCTTAACAAGGATGAAATAATTTATGATGGTATTTATTACAATTTTGAAAAGTTTATTGCAAAAGTGGAATCTGATACAAAAGGATTCTTTTCTACCAAAGTTCGTGACAATGATGAATTAAAAACAATCTTAATATCACTATTTTCATCCATTCAAAAAGTAATTGGTAAAAAAGAATTAACAAAAGAACTAGAACATTTTATAGACACCAAACACGGGTACGATATTTCTAATAAATTATCGATTAATCTACTCAACTTTCTTGTTAATTATAATTATTATTATGGATTTGATACACTTAAATGCCTGGATATTATTTATCCCGAATTAATTCAGGAAATTAAACGGAAAAAGATTCCTGATCCTCCTCAAATTTTAGATGCGGTACGAGACGGTGGTTATAAACAGGAGGCTCCTCCTCGTCGCCCCGAACCTGCAGCTCAGGCAGGGGGACGTCGTAAGACACGCAGCAGTAAAGGAAAGCACTATCCCTTTCAGGGAAGGCGCAATGGTACAAGGCGTAACAATCTCTCTCTGTAAAGCAGTCCTATCCGTTATTATTAAGTAAAACCGTCTTCTAGAATAGAATGGTGTTTAAAACGCCTCAAGATATTGTCGATTCATTCCATGAAATGACAACATCTATTTTACATACAATTAAAATTGCTAAAAAAACAAATGCGTTGGAGTTAAGTATAGTGTCTGAATTAGAAAAAAAAGTTTTTTTCTATGATAATCGATCATTTCCCTCTTTTTCTGAATATATAACAGCTCTGAAGGAAGATACTCATTATAAAAAAGGATATTTTTACAATACATCTTCTAAAATAACATCTCAGCAAGAATTAAAACCACAGTTAAGAACTATCTTAAATGCAATTAAATCTACAATTCCAAAAGTATCAAAAGAATATGGTGGTATACTTGATCATATAAAAAAGCGTAGATTAGAATTTGATATTTCTCCTTCTTCGGTCATTAATATGTTTCATGTATTAATTAATTATTCGCGGGATAGTCATAGATTTGATACAATTGAATTAATTGATGGTGTTTGGCCTGATTTGAGACAAAAAATTGTTACAAAAAGTGTAGATGTTACAAATTATTTAAATCAAATCAAACCACAAAATAATACTCGACGGAACATTCCTAAAAATATTCCTAAAAATATTCCAACACGGAATGTTTCAAAAAACAATACTAAAAGCACCTATCCTTTTGGAGCTACACGAAAACGTCAACGGGTATAAAGAAATCAACTCTATATGGACTATATAGATTTATAGAATGCGCGTGACTACATTTATAGTTGTGGACTATCTAAATAGTCTATGGAATCAACCCATTCAATCATCTATGGAGGATCGAATCGATCAATTTGCAAAACATGTATGCATTAGTATCTGTGCGCTATCCGTACTTCCATTCATACTTTGTTATGATATTGGCCATGAAATTGGAAATAATTGTTATCAACGGAACTCTGAAGAAGAGTACGAGAAAGAGGTTGAAGAGATAGAAGAGAAGGCTCCTCCTCGTCGAAGTGCTCGATTGGCAGAAAAACAGGCTAAGAAGCTTTTGTAGTACTTTCTTGAATAGCAATATCCTTCTCTAACAAAGGATGAAATAGATATTTCATACTTTTTGTCATGGTGGTAGGATGATCTTTATCTTGAGGAAACCAGTAACAAGCTTGAGTAAATCCATTTTCCTTCTTATTTAGTTCGCAATCAATGGCAGAAGCTTTCATCACATCCAACAGGGATGTATTGAGATGTTCTTTGGATTCTGCTATTTTTAAAATAGTTTGATCAGTAGTAAGGGATTTATCTTTAATTTTAAAGGTTTGGATAACAGTTCCCTTTTCCAACTGTTCTTTACTAAATTTCATAATATAAAAATAAGTATCAACAACACGATCTTCAGGGGGAAGATCTGAATGAGAACAGATACGAATCGCACGACCTTTTACTTGATCTGTACGCACTTTGTTCCAGTAAGGTTCCATTATATGGACTTGCCGAACATTACTTAATGAGATTCCTTCTGCACCTGATTGAGTAATTAGAAAGACTTTTACAATCGCTCCATCACGATTATGATCTTGTCCTACTAATGCTTTTACTTCTTCTGCCAAGGCAGACGGTACTTTCGCCCATTCTGCATTAAAAATGGCTTTTAAAATATCTCGCTTCTCTTTATTTACATTGCCTGTATATTGAATGTAGCGAGGACGTTTTCCTCCTGTTTTAGTAGATTCTTTTAATCGCCAGGTTCCTTTTCCATCTGTTTCAATATCCATAGAACCATAATTCTGTTGTTGTTCCAAGGCCATTGTAAACAATGTAACACCCTCTAACGTCTTGAATTGGGTATAGATCAAGACAGGGCCAGGGGAGGGAAGAAGTGTATCCAATATTTTTTGATATTTAGGGCTATACATTTCTAATTTTCCTTTTGAAAAATACTCTTCTTTCTTTGTTTTAAACTGTTCAATGGCCGCTTGAATTTTATCTTCATAGGTTGTTTCTTCTTCTGGTTCTTCCTCTTCAGGGTCTGCCTCTGGTGCTTCCTCTGGCGATTCTACATCGACTAACTTTTTGGCATGAGTGGGGCGCGGTCGCGTCATATCTTCTGGAAATGCAAAATTACAAACGGCGCGACTAAAGATTTTAAAGGTTGCACTTATTTTATTTGAAATTAATGAAAACATTTCAGCCCCTTTTACAGCAGATTTAAATTGACGTCCTTCTTGATCTAATTCCTGTCTACGAATTTCTGTATACGCCCCCAGTTGTAAATTACTCATATCTAATTCAAAAATTGTATCAGGATTGGCTTTTGCCATCATATTTGGATCTTCTCCCTTGTAATAGGAAATAAGACCTGATAGACGAGACATAAGAATAAATTTACGAGATTGTTTCACTTCCATTTTAATAGGATCAATAAAGAGTTCTTGAAACTGTTCTGGTAGATCCGGTAACCGTGTCGTACAGGTAAAGATAGGAGTTCCCAACAAGGGAAGATCTTTTTTTAACCGTTCAAACAAAGCTGGTAAATCTCGTTCTCGCTGCATCTCCTCCTCTTCCCCCGCTAAGGCTTCCTCACGTACAAGTCCCTCTGGTACCTTCTTAAATCCACTTGAAATAGGAGTCATATTAATTTCAACAGCTCCTCCTGATTGTCCTGAAACAACCTCTACAAAATCAATCTCTGGATGATTTTCCAATACTTTTAATGCGTTATCTTTTTCAGAAATAGGAATTGATGTTTTAATAATTCGTATATCTCCTCCTAATAAATTTGCTAAAATACCAATCTCTTGAGGAAAGTTAATAATGGGTGTTGCCGATAAAGCAATGATCTTGGCTCCTACAGCATTTCCTAACATTCGATATAATAAATAGGCCGGACTGTATTTTTTAGGAACTTTACAATAAGCAGGAATATAATTGGCTACAGCGGTAGGATAGGAATGCGGTTCTGGTTTTTTAGAATCTGTATAAATACCTTCTAAATTACTATTATTTATCATGCGAATTAAGTTATGGACCTCATCAATTACAATAGTAGCACCATCAAACATACGAGGCGTGTTACAGGCCCACTCTCGAACGGTTTCACTTCGTAAACCATTGTAGTTTATAAATTGAAACCGTTCTTCAATGTGTTCTTCAATTTGATTCCGAATTTCATCCTGATCCGATCCTGATAAGGTATTAAAATTAGAAGGTTTCTCTGGAATGGGAACCCAAGCTCCCTTTCTGCGTTCAATTAATGTTCTTGATAATTTAATAACATTTAGTAAAAAAGCTAATTCAGGTGTAATTTCTTTGGTGGAAGAAACTGGCATAAATTCCCAAAAGTTATTGGTTCTGAAAAGAAAGGGTCCGCATTTTTGAATTTCAGCAATATAGTTGGGACGCAACGAAGCAGGGGTCATAATCACAACAGGACCCGTTGACATCAATGCTTCCATCGATGCAATTGAAGTGCAACTCTTACCACTTCCTAACCCATGATTAACTAAGATTCCACGAAAAGGAGAGGCTCGTTGCATATAATCACGAATTAATTGTTGATACTTGAAGGCCTTCTGTTCCCCCTTCGAAGCCGACTTGATGGCTTCACAGGCTTTGGGATCAAACTCTTTGGGACGTTCTTTCAAATAATAAGCTCGAAACGTCTGTAACATAAAATTTGCAAAGGCACGACGAGTCGTAGGAACTGTGGTTGTAAGTTTGACACCCACTGTATCCTTTTCAACCTCTTTTTTAATCTTGGCTTCTAATTCAACTAAATCAGTAGAAGGAGCGGTTGTACTTACCGTTGGAACAATGGGTGGAAGTATAGGAGTTACAGTGGGTTCTTTTTTGTTCTTTGCTACTTTTTTTATATTTGGTATTTTCTTATCTTCTACTGTTTCTTCTGGTGTTTCTTCTGGTGTTTTTTCTGGTGTTTCTTCCACTGTTTCTTCTGGTGTTTCTTCTGGTGTTTCTTCTGGTGTTTCTTCTTTTGTTTTATTTTGTTCGGTCGCCTCTTTTGCAACAGTAGCCTCTTTTGCAACAGTAGTCTCTTTTGCAACAGTAGCCTCTGGTTTGACTTCTTGACCAATGGGTTGTACAGCTGTATAGGTTTCTAACATATTGGCTAGTTCTGGTGGATCGGGTGCTACAATCATCTTATCACGTGAAAGAGGTGCCTTGAATCTGGGGGGCGGCATTCTAATATTGCATAGGAAATTTCCGTAGGAAATTTCCTATGCAATATTAGAAAACTGGCTATAAATTCAATCGGCTTTGCCGATTGAATTTATAACGGCATAATTGACTACTCTAAATAACAAAGAGGAAAATATCTAACAGATATTTTCCTCTTTACAGCGAAGTAAACTATTCCTCCACCTCTAACATTTGCAATGCCAATCGTGATGCCTCTTGTTCTGCCACTCGTTTATTGCGAGACGTAGCTGTTACCAGGACACTTCCATCTGGATTCAACACCCCCATGGTAAAGGTACGATCGTGCAAGGGCCCTACAATGGCAACTTCCTTGTACTTGGGAGGTTGATGAAATCTAGATTGATACAATCGCAATAGCTGATCTTTAAAATTATTATCCTCTGCAATCAAGGAAGTAAAATCAATTTCTTTTTCAAATAAAGTAATCAACCAAGTTTGCACCTTTTTAAAAGCAATTCCTGCATCCTTCTTCACAGCATCCAAATAAATAGCCCCCACCCACGCCTCTAACATCGATCCTAGGATCCTTAAATTCTTTCGTCCATTGCACATCTGTTCCACATGACGACTCAATACAATCCATTTTCCAAATCCTATCAGCGTTGCTAATTCACCCAATGATTTATTGTTTACTAAACGAGTTCGTAACCGTGTCAAAAAACCTTCATCCGCTTCTGGATATCGTTCATGAAGATATAAGGCAATCACACATCCTAGTAACGAATCTCCTACAAATTCAATGGCTTCATTATCTGCTGTACAAAGAGGCATACATCCTTCTGGACGGGGTACGACTACAACCAATTCATCTGTACTACTCAAAGGACCCTCCGGTCGATCTACATAACTTCTATGAATACAGGCCTGACGAAATAACTCCATACTTGCTGGTTTTTCTTTGAGTCCATACGTACTTAATATACGTGTAATCTCGCCATCGGGTATAACCCGATTGGCGAGATTCCAGGGATTGTACGAGCGTTCCGTTGGAGTTGTCATCTCTACTCTATTGAAGAGGTATTTCTTTATGCGTATAAGGATCATTTTAAAACTCTCCGACCCAAGAGGGGTATTAAATAAGGGTATTGAAATAATTATACCATATAGTATTCGGGTTGTATCCCCCCTACTTCCCACGAGAATCATATACAATAAAATGATCAGCAGCTTTGCGTATACTTCTCATCTCTCTTTGGAATCCAACGAGAGAAAGCGGTAAAGCCGTAACAAAATAAAATTTTGAATAATAAA